TTGCCGCCGTAAGCGCGTTCTAGAACCGTTTCGGTGGTGTTGACCGTGTCGGCTAGTTTGCACCAAAACATTATCGAGAAATCACCCGTCCCAAAATCAAAGTCGGGGTCGTAGGCGCGGCTTAAATAGTTGTCTGCGCTGAAATTGCTAAACGCAGACATTTCAGCATCAGTCGCCACTTTAGTTCGCGTTATATAACTTCCAGAATCAGCGTTGACTGTCAGCGTATTGTTTTTTACCGACTGGTCATAAACATATGCGCCATTATTGAGGTTTGCAGTTTGCGTGGTTGTCGTTGCAAACCGGATGTCGCCCAGCATATAGCCGGTGTTGTAGGTGCTGGTGATGTGTGCAGACGCGCCTTCAACGGGGTTCGCCAGATTCTCTTTAACAATAGACAAGCCATTGTCGCCGCCAGTAAATACAGACCCCTTACCAACTTCTATTGTTTGTGTGCTGTCTGATAAAAGGTTTGGCAAATTGGCATTGTCGCCTTCGTCGTATTTGAACAAGTCCGACGCAGCCGAGAGGTTTGAATAAAGTTGATTTGCGTACCAACTGTGCGCCGTTCCGTTCATTGACGACCAAGCAAAAATGTCTCCAGATTCGCGAAATCGTACATCGCTGTAAGAACGATTGGTCGCTGTGCTGTCTTTAAAATCGTACACGCTTCCATTCGGGTGAATGACCGACACGCCACCGCCAGTAGCAACTGCCACCGTAGGAATTGGCAAACCCAGCGCACCTATTTCAGAACCCTCGACGATTGTTGCGGCGACGTCGTTGACAACGATGTTTGCAATTGTGTAACCATCGCCACCAGTTTCAAAAGTCGCAGTTACGTTGCGGTCTGCAATAGCAGTTCCAGACGTTAAATATCGTGGGCCAGAAAATCCGATTTTTGTGTGGTCGGTCGCAAAGTCAAACTCAACCAAACCGTCTTGAAAACCGACATAGATTCTTCCGTTTAGCGCAGTAACGGCATTAAACGAACGCGCATTGCTGGTTGACCACTTGAGCGCACCGGCATCCAAAAACTGCATCCACATCGGCATCGCTGGGTCGTCTAGGTCGTATATGGTCAGCGTTTCTTCTGCGCTTTCCTCGTCTAGAACCAAAAGCGCGACACTCGGAAACTCACGCCGTCCGCCTCGCGTAGCTGTGTTCAAGTCTTCGTCAAACCAAGAAAGTCCCGCGCACTTCTTCCTCCACGCGCCACCGTCTGAGTCGTTACGGGTGTCATAAACAAAAACTGCACCGACTGTCGTGGACGATGTGACCGACTTGATCGCGGCTTCAAACTCGTTGGCTTGTGTGCCGGTTTCTCCGCTGGATACGAAGGTTACACCGCGACTGAATGTTGAAACCTTTGCGCTCATTAGTGATTGAATTCGGTTGCCACAATTGTAGAGGTTCCAGAAGATGTCATTCCAAAAACTGAACCTACAAAATTATCAACTGATAAAACACCCCCATCACCCTCATCTGTCCCACTAGCTGGAGAAAGTACAAATGAGTATCCTGGGCTTGCTCCCAATGCCACGGCAGTATTGAATCTAATAAACACTTTCTCGGTACCGACATTTTGCAATGACAATGATGCCCGGTTGTTGTTTGCGTTCATTATCGTGTTTCCAGAAGTTGTAATCCCCTGGATCATGTCGTTTGAAACTCTTGTTGTCGCTTGTCTTACTGTACCACCCATTTTAATTTGTCCTTGTTAATACGTTAAATTGTTCTGTTTGTTTTTGCTGTCTGTTTAATTTATCCAGTTCATGTTCCAGTGCGCGATCTGCTCGGTTCTCCTCGATCAATGCCAGGTTAACCTTTTCGTCTAACTGCAACATGTCCGCAGCCGCACCGGATGCAATGTAATCCTTGAATATGTAAGGAATTTCTATAAGGGACCAATCTGCATGTGCCCCAGGAGTGTTTCCGGTTGATGCGGTTGCACACTCATATAACTGGAAAGCCGCACCAGATGCAGGATACTTAACTACGTCACCCACTGCATAATCTGACTTAGTAGAATCATGGGCATCATATTTAAGATCGGGCACTTGTTGCCGATACTGAACAAACACTCTGTCCGGTCCATTCAGAACCTGGATTCCGTTGTTCGATAAAGTGAAATTAATGTTATCAGAGGTGCCGTGAATGTAAGGATTCCTGTTGTAGACACCTATGACGTTGCCAATCTTATTTGTTTCCCAGGATTGTTCGTATGCCACATAAGCATCAAACTGAGGAACCTCGCGCCAAAAACTAGTGTTTGTGGGTGCAACCCCTGTACTAATTGCTGTATGCGATTGATAATACTTATCGGTCACATAGTAATATACCTGAGATCCTATGGCATAAGTTGTGGTCGATGAGTAATCATCAAATGCATAACTTGTGTTCAACTCAGCATAATCTGCATGGATTACTTCCGCTGAATCAGAAGGTTCGTTTGTTGTTGCTTTGAGTGCGACAACGTATCGATTTGCATTCCCATCGTACACCTCGGTGCCGGCAGGTACTCCACTGGGGAATGCAGTAGATGAGTATTGCTGCCGGTAAGTGCGCTTCTCTAGTCGCACCAAATCGGGCCAATCGCAATATTCCCAGATTCGTTTCATCCGGGAGTCTATGAAGTTTTCTAAAAATGCAGCATCGTCAGTGCTAATCTGGTCGTATGACCTTTGAGCACGTTCACAAGCGGACTTGAGTAAGTCGCTATATTTAATACTACGCATGCTTCCAGCTTGCCATTTCTGGGTTGTCCTTAGTTATCTTTTCGATGTTCTTAGGATCTTCCCAGAAGTGCCGGTCTTGCCCCTGCCATCTGAAGAAAGTTCTCGCATCAACTACAGCTGCGAGTTCAAATTCACTACCTTGTTTCCTTTGGTAGTTGCGGTACTTATTGGCAATCTTAGCTTGCCGATCCTTATACCCGTGTTTCTCTTTAGATATGTAATCGTTGAGAAACCATCCCCCAGTGCGAAATTCGCGCTCGTACATTTCCTTCTCTCGTCGAGTGGAACCGCACTGGGGGATGATGATGTTAGCCATTTAACCAGATATGACTAGAATTAGTCCCCTGCAACTATTTTGCCAAATCCGCGAGGATTCTTGCAGCAAAGGGAGTAGATTGCCTTCGTGTATCCACGACGACCACCACCCTGGTCCTCCAACTCAACAGAGTGAATCGGATCCATGAACTGAAGCTCAAGAAGATCCATGTCCAACAACAAACCAGCATCATCATCGTAAGCATACGGAGATGCAGTCACGTTGAGGAAGGTTGACGGGACAATGTTCACGGTGCCGAAAGATGTATTGAACACCTTGACTTCCATGTTGATCGTCTTCGTTGAGGCGTTGTCATTAACATTGTACCGTTGAGCAGATGCACTCGCGTCAGTGCGGGTGAAGTTGTCAACTATGCTAACGATGTTTGGCGAAAGAACACCCATGTAGGTTTTCTTTTCACTGCGAACCTCAAACATGCTTTGAAGAACATCAGCGAGTCCGCTTTCAGTCAGTGCCCCAATAGCAGGACTTCCAGATGAACCATCATAAATGGAGGCAGCAGGAGTGCGGTACTTAGAATGCACATCACTAGGTCCAGCGGAATCAATCCAATCAAACAATCCGCGAGTCGCAAACGAAGGACCACCAGAGCTCTTGTCTTGACCACCGCAAATGACCGCTTCGATGTCACGCTTGATTTCGCGAACCGACTTGGCTTTGCCGTAAGCAAACTCACCACCACCCTGAGTGCCGGCAGTATCAGTCAAACTCTGAACATCAGTAACACCATAAGCGCGGGAACTGATATGAATGGAGTTTGTCATGCGACCTCTTGCCGCTGACTTGTCCTCAAAGTTGACAGGATCGGGGGTTAAAGATGAAGTGGTCCGACTATAGTCTTTACCTTCATCAACAGAAGCAACTGCGGGGTCGCTTAACTCGTCCACTAAAACCTCAACTAATGTAGCTTTTGGTCCTGGACCCTTCTTAATAGTGGAAGTGACCGGAGTTGCTTCCGGTTCCAAGATCGTTAAAACATCTCTTAGGTCTTCCCTATTACCTAATTTTGCACCCAAGTCCTGGGTTGCTGGGCTTTCTGCCGCAGCGGTTGTATATGTATTAGCTAGTGCCATTTGAATTTCCTATTTTCGTTATCTACTTGCGAACATTTGTGCTAATGCTTCAGTGGATCCCGATTGTTGGAAATTGGTCCGAGCTTCATCGTACCTGGCAGCGTTTTTATCTGCTACCGGAGCAGGTGCTTTCGCGGGACGGGTTGCAACCTTGGGCGGGGTTTTAGACTTAGTCTTAGGTTTCGGTTTCTTAGCCGATTCCATTTGCCGTTGATATTCGTTAACTCCCATCAAGTAGAAAGCTACTGTCGCTTTCCAGTTAGGGAGTTCCCTAATCATCGGGGCATCGCGAAGAACCGACATTGCGGCTTGGTATTCGGAAGTTGATTTATCCTTCCACCAGGGAAATGCTTTTTCAGCTATACCTGTTTGCTCCTGTTCAGTCTTAATAAACTCTTCCCTTGCAGGAAGGTGTTCTTCCAAGTCTTCTTGAGCTTTCAGTTCTAACTCAGCAATCTGTTCAGGACCGTAGTCCCTCTCAGTCCCATTAACCGTAACTGTCGTTCCATCACGGTGCCGTCTGCACCATGCCCGAAGTTCTCTTGCTTTCCCTTTTGCTTCTTTGAGTTCTTTTAGAGTCCTAATATTTGCATGGGGGTTGCTTGATGTTACCTGGGCCGGCTTTTCAGCTTGGTCGCGGTAGTCATCCAGTTCCGTTTGGGCAGCTTCTAACTGTTCCTCTGCTTCCCTGGCACGTTCCTCCGCTTCCTTGGCTCGGGCAGTCAAACGACCTATGCGCTTATCAATCTTCTTCTGAACTCCAGCAGAAAGTTCCTGCGTTTCGTCCTCCGAATCGTCTTCAGATTCTTCCTCAGATTCCTCCTCGGTTTCCTCTTCCAACACATCCTGCTCACTAACTTCCTCCTCAGATTCCGTATCGTCAGCATCCGTTACCTCAACCTCTGCCTGTTCACTTTCAGCTTCAGTTTCGGTGACAACCTCAGTGTTTCCCATTAGGGCTTGGGTAAGGTCATCTAACCCAATTGCCGCAGATTCGTTTACCGCTTCCGGTTGGGTGTCCGCTCCACCCGATCCTGTATTTTTTGCCATGCTGTTAACCTTGCAAGTAAGGTGATTTGTCCGATTGTTTTTTATAGGGAGACAAAAGAAAAACCCGTGCAGCAATAACTACACGGGTCCATTAGGTGGCAGCAAAGAGGGTCAGTGAGAACTACCCTAATTCTATATGATGAAAGGTTATCTAAGCATCTTTAGACTTATAGTCGCTAATGATTTGATCTATGCGTTTGTTAAGTTGATCAAGCGCATCCACCCCGCCGGCATCATGTGCCAGCATACCGTGATGCTCAGAGGTAGACGGGTTGCTCATGTGTAGTATGAGTTCCTCTCTCACGCTTATGATTAACTGCCGCACCTGGTCGAAGCGCGGATCCATCAAAATTAAAGCAAGATCGTCGGTCACGCTCCTAACCTCCCAATTTGGGCATTCTGGGCTTGATCAAGCTGATGCTGGTGCTGTTGTCTACGCTTATCAATGTTATCCTTGAACTGAGGATCTTCCATGTAACGCTTCGCAGCCGCACCGTTATTGGACATAATTTCATCCAACACCTGCAACCTGAGTCCATGCGCTTGCCCCGGTTTGATGTCATCCTCCATGCCGGCAAATATCTTGGCAAAGGAGGTCTTTTCATCGTCAATCTGCATCTGATCTGCGGATTCAGCGGGTCGAAGCAACCGTTCCCCAAGAACCGGATCCAGGTAACTGAACACAACGCTCATCAACTCGGTGCGGTCAACAATGCCGTTGATATCGAACTCTCCGACAATAACCTTCAGGAGTTCCAGTTTACCCCTAAGCAATTCCTGGTCAGTGTTGGCAACCTGGTAATTAAGGATAATGTCGTATTGCCCCTGGATCTCGTCCCGAGACATGGCAAGTGCTTGAGCTTTGTCGCTACCCACCACCCGCACCATAAACTCTTCTGGTGCATATTGCTGGTAAAGTGCTAAGACCTGCTCAAACACCATCTTCCAGCAGTTTAACCACCGGGAAACCATGTTCTGCTGACGCATCATTGAGTAGGCACGGTTCTCCTGGGAGACGGGTCTGCCGAAATACCGGTCTGCACATTCCCGAATAGAATCTTCAATTTCTCTGCTGCCGAAATCCATGTTTGGTTGATCGGCATACTGATAATCGTCTGACCGCACCCTGGGGATCATTACTCCCGGACCCCACTTAGTTGGGGGTCTGCCAGGTGGATGGAATATAGGTGGTATGGTTGCCAGGTATGACCGGTCCACGCGACCGTCCCACTCCTGCTTAATCTGTCTCTGCCAGGTATAAGCAACCTCACCGTATCCCCGGCTATCGTCCATGCGCCGGCTGAGATACTCTCTGCGGAACAACACAAACGGGTACATGCCGCCATTAGCGTAATCCAGTAACTCGTAGGTGCCACAAATCTCTTTGCCACTTGCATCGGTCTGACAGTGCGGACTGAACACCGTGTACCAGATCCCAGGAACACCGTAATCGTCACTCTTACGCTCATAGCAGTGTATAATTTCGTAGACCTCCTTGGTGTCCATGTACATCCGATTGGACCGCACCCCTGAGCGCGGAGTCAGGTCATCGCGAGTGATAGTAAGAGTCATTCCCTTGGACTTCTCGACAACATTGTCCACCCACTTCTTGTCCCAATCCCTTGAGTTGACTGCATCACGCAATTGTTCCTCAGTCATAAACTCACGGTAGAAACACATTCTCGCTTTCTGTAGCTCGGTGGTGTCCAGGGGCACAAAGAAATCCTCACCCACTCGGAGACTTACCAAAGTAGGACGGTCCATTGTGGTCATCGGCGCGGGATACTTCGCTACACCTTTATTTCGGAGATCAGTGACAATCTTCCGCAACACCTTTTGCCCTGCATCTGGCAGCAGTTGAGTGCCAAGCTCAATAGCTTCAGCTTCCCTGGCAGGGTCCATAATGATTTGAACCGCATCGGCAAACCTAGGTTGCTCCTGCCCGATCAAGCTAATCTGTTCCAGGTCAATCTCCTCATATGTGAGAGTTTGTTCCCTTTCCCAAAACACTCCCATGACCGAGATTCCATTTTCCAGCATGGTGTTCGCACACAATTCAGCTTCAGCGTAAAACTCATCGATTGCATTGTTGCTCGCATATCGAAGTAAGTTTGTAGTCATGTTGGCTTGCTCTGCATCGTTGCTTTCCAGAGGTGCCGCACTGAGTTGCATGTTGCGAAGAGAGGTCATCAGCAGATCCACGTCTTCATTAACGTAGGTGTCTACTAGTGGAACCTTTGCATCACTGCATCCATCAAATGGAACAGGAGTGTATCCCACATTCTGTTTCCATTTCCTGCCATCCCCGGACTGCCCAGCCCAGCGATTGTATCTCGCATCCGAGTTCAACTCGGACCGATTCATGTAATCGTTTGTGCGGATTGCCGCTTCGTTCAACTCTTTAGCGAGTTCACTTATGTTTGCTTTACCTGCCATTAATCTATCCTCACTATTGCCCCCTCCGGGCCAAGGTTAAGCAGTTTCCTAATAGACTCCCTTGTGTACCGATTCTTCTTCCTATTGAAGTTGGCACTCTCAAGCAACCCCATCTGTTTAAGCTCAAGCAACCGATTGTAACTCAAACCGGTTATCCTCTTCGCTTCACCTGCTGATAACGTAAGAGGAAGATCGTTAAACTCCATATTGGTCACCTCCGGTCGCTGACATCATTGCGTCATTCATCGGCATCGGTCCGCGCTTAAACAAATAGCGGTCGCAGTCTACTACATCCTTCATCGCTCCGCGCAACCCGTCTCTACCAGTGTACTCCATCAAAGCGTATATGGTCTGTTGACAATCCTCGCTAATGTAATAGCGGGGACAGTTCATCGCATTCACTTCCTCTTCTTCGTTGTAATCCAAGTAGTCGTTGATTAACTGAATCCCTTCCTCAATGTTCGTACCAGGTGCGGGTATGAAAATCATGCTTGGCCCTGTTATATGCCCCTGCTTGTTCACTTGCTCCTCCTCCATTAAGGATATGATATTTGTACCCTCCTCAATGCTAGGAACATTCGCACTGCCGAACCGAGGATCGATCAATCTTTCGTAGATCTTCTCGGAATTGGAACCTAACCAAGTCCCAATCTCGTCATCATACACCCAACCCTCTGCCTCCAGTATTAATTTTTTGTAGGAAAGAATGCTTTTACCCATGCCGCTAGTCTGGGCAGGACCAGGTGCCCCGTCTGGTTTGTTTCCCGGCAAGGTCCACTCCCCGTAGGTTTTGTAATCGGGCCACTCTCGGTACAAAAATACTCTCCCAATCTCATCAATTAGGTACCATTTCATGTACCAGTTTTTGTTGCCGGCAGGGTCGCAGGTCATAAAGCGGGTTCCTGTTTTGGGGATCTTATCCGCTTTGACCACATGCACCTTGTCATCAAACTTGTTGAACACCCCTCCGTCCATCTTGTCTGCCCAACCGTATGCCCGGATCTTGATGTCGGTACTCGGTTTGCCCTCCAGCATCTTGACCACCTGCTCAAATCCACCAAACGGATTCATGCTGCCGTGGAATGAGATTACCCTGGCATTACTCCTAAATGGTTGCATGACATACGGCATATGCCCAGGAGGGCACCCCTGGACATGTACGGCATCCTGTTCAAGTAGTGGGGCTGGAAGACTCTTCATTACTCTTGCCCCTGCAATGAACTCTTTAACTACTGATGAATATCCCCGCACCGGGGTGAAGGTGATGAGGATTTTCCCGAACCGAGTGGTAACGCGAAACCGCAGGGTCTGAAGAAACTCCAGTGGTATCAACTCGTCTGCCCAGATTAGGTCGCACTCACCGCCCTCAAGCACTGAGATGTTTTGCGTGTAATTCAGAAACCTGCAACGCGATCCGTTAGGGGTCACAAATACCTGGTCAGAGAATCCGTTCTTATCGGTCCACGATATGTTAGTTGTAGACCCCTTTTTGCCGGCATCTCTCCATGACGGGGGCAAGTACTTTCGGATAATTGGTTGCTGGATTTCTATTGAAGAAGGGAGTGACGAGTGGAGGCACCAGACTACAGACTTAGGTTTGTTGACCAGCATCTCGACTGCTGCCTTTGCGGCATACTCAGTCTTCCCCGCACGGTTACCTCCCAGTATCAACAGTTCATCGCACTCCTCAAAAAGTTCCCTAGCTTCCTTCCAGGGGTCTAACTCAAACCCGGCATTGAGTGGATCAATTAAACTATGCGCTATCGCTTTCTCTCGTTTCTTAACGAGGTCAACCACATGATCAACACCATGCTTATCAACCAGTATCTTGATTACATCATCTTCAAGTATCGGTAAGTATGGGTGCGGAGTCTGTCTGAACTTCTGTTTCTGTTCCTCCATGTACTAAGCGTATATCTTAGTTGGTTCCCAAAATATACAATCATCAGCATGTTTTAGGTAAATAGTTTTTTCCTTAACACGCTCCCCCCGCTTAGTGAAATTTAACTCAAAGCAACCGTACTGTTCTCGGAGTACAGCAACTGCCCGAGCAAAATTGACTAGGTCGCTAGATCCAGTTGCTAAATAACTTAAATCCCTGTCTGACCAGTTTGACCTGGCATTTTTTTCAGTGGGTGGTTTCCCAGTGTGATGCATGGCAATGAATGTGGTGCCAAAGTGTTTTGCTAAACCACCAATGCCATGCCGCACAAATTCACTGACCGCTTGTTGGGATCTGACATCAGTTCCTATGTAGTGCAGAAGAGGGTCCATAATAAACAGGTCAGGTTCGTACACCTCCAGCACTCCCGTTGCCATGTCGATAAACTTCTGCCCAACATTATTGGGATCCGTTATGAACCGGCAGTTGCGGTTTACAGTTTCAAGTTGCTTCTCATCCAACCCTAGCTTTTTAACAATGCCCTGCACCTCTTCCGACAAGTCGCCCATGTCGTTTTCCGCTTGGACCAAGACAATCTTGAGGGGTCTAACTGGGTCCACTCCAAATGCGGATTTACCCAGACTCCAGAGGATGCTGGCTTGCATAATTAAGCTACTTTTGCCCAACCCACTTGCACCCACAATCATGCCGAAATGTCCCCGGCATAACCAACGATCTCCTAGCACGTTGTTAGGATCCGCAGCCGAGTCAAAGCTAAGTAACTGATTGAAGGAAAATGCTTGCCCCATGTTTTTGCACTGAACCGATTCCTGGTATGACTCCCATGATTCTGCACCATGATTTAACTTTAGCAACCGTTGTACTTTGCCCTCCCTTTTGACTCCCGGCAATCGGCTCAACCTGCCGGGGTTTTTGTTTTGTGTATCCAACCCAGGAAACTCCTCATAAACCTTGGCAACTCTTTCGTCGTATTGCTTGCGGTCCCTCGCATCTACCCGTACCCAAGCGTGAACACTTTTACCTCCCGAATAGATGATTGCCGTGATGGGCAGGTTAGTTGAAATAATCTTCTTATACTGATCTCCAACATCCCCCTCATCAAACTCGACCAAGCAATGACGGTATGCTGTTACATTGGCATCTTTTA